TTACCTCAGGGCGACAAGAGTCCAGTGGGTAGTACTGAAAATAAGAAGCCAGAAGTTAAATCGGCGGCGAGATAAGAGGACTAAACAATGGACATGCAAAACGTATTAGACAAATTAAAACAAATTGAAAATCCTACAGAGGATACAGCGGCGGCTATTAAGTCAGCAGAAGCAATGACTAAAGCCCCTGAACCAGCAGTAGCTGAATCAGTTCCAACCACAGCAACGGGCGAAGGAACATACACAGAATATAAACCAGCTGAACCAGCAGACTATGCTAAACTAGCAGGTATTCCAACAATGGCAGTACAAACTGAACCAACTAACGAATCAGTAGAAACAGAAGAAGAAGTTTTAACTGAATCAGTTGAGGAAGAAGTTGTTGAAGAAGAAATTGAAGTGCATGAAGATGATGCACAAGAGGAAGAAGTTATTGCTGAAGGTCCAACACGTAAAGATTTTCAAATGGTAGCAGACTTAATTAAAAATGCTGAACCTGCTAAGAAAGCAGAACTAGCACAGCATCATGCAGATGTTTTTGCTAAACAGAATCCACGCTTTGATAAACAAAGATTTATGGCGGCATGTGGTGTTGAAGAATCAGTAGAAGAAGCATATGATCCAAATCATGTTGCTGGCATCATTAAAAAACACGAAGCCAATGGTCATGAAGTTGAAATGGATCCATACAAAGACGACGAAGCAGGATTTACTGTAACATTTAAAGATGGTTCACGTAGACACTATCACTATACTAAATCAGGCGTAAAAGTTGATTCATTAGAACCAGTTGACGCAATAGTTGATCCAGACGCTCCTAAGAGAGAACGTGGTCGTCCTAAGAAAGAGGCTGTTGAAGAAGTTGAAGTAGATGAATTAACAAGACAGTTTGAATCAAAACTTTCTGACTTACTTCCTGAAGAAGAAGTAGTAGTTACAGAATCAGCAGAACAAATTAACGAAAGTATTAATGTAAGTCAAACAATCAATGATGAAGGACAAGAGTCAGTTAACATTAACGCTCAAGGTAATCCAGAACACATTGATATGGTCAAACAGTTACTACAATTAGCTGGTCAACCTAGAGGCTATGAAGAGTATACAGGCGAGCCAGAAGCAGAAGAAGCAAACGAAGAACTTGCTAATGCTCCTGATGTTAAAGTTGCTGACGTTGACACACAGTTAAACAAACAGTCAGGTGGTTTAAATGGTCCTAAAGACAAGTCAGCACTACGTGGTGACAGTGTTAAACTACACGACAGCAAAGATTTAGAAGAAAGCCTTTTAGACTTATACAAAGAATACAAAGGTAGTTAATACCATGCTTGTTCGTGAAGTATTAGAACGACCTAACACTGTAGAACAAGCGTTCCAGTATCACATTGACAAAAATATTCCTATCAGGGAGAATATATTTCGCCCTGGTAGTGACAACTACTTTGAGTTGTTTAACTATGCTAGACAACAATTTAACGAAGGTCATTATCAGCCTGATTGGGAAGATCAAGAAATATTAGAATCAAATATTGGTCAAGTCGTTACTCTTAAAAACGGATACAAAGTACCGTTAGATCAACCGTTCGCAGACGATGCAGTATCAGAAGCAGAATATCAAGGCAGAAAAGTAGAACTCAATAAACCTAAACGTGGTGGCAGTAAAAAATTCTACGTTTATGTTAAAAATCCTAAAACAGGTAAAGTTAAAAAAGTACAATGGGGTGACACAACAGGACTTTCAGTTAAGTCAGGTGATCCAGAAAGAGTTAAGAGTTTTGTAGCAAGACATAATTGTAAACAAAAGAACGATAAAACAAAAGCAGGCTATTGGGCTTGTCGTACGCCAAGATATAAAAGTTTAGGAGTCAAGGGTGGACAATGGTGGTAAGCCATATACTGACAAAGATAACATAAGAACTTTTAGTCAGGATGTTGAAGAACAAGAACTAGTTTGGCACAGAGATCATAATACTAGACTAGTAGAAGTAAAACAGGGTAAAGGTTGGCAAATACAGTTAGACAATAGTTTGCCAGTTAATCTACAAGAAGGCGAAGCAGTAGTGATACCAAAAGAAACATATCACAGACTTCTTAAAGGTACAACAGATTTAGTGGTTGAAATAACAGAATATGAGAGCTAAACAATTTATTACTGAACGAAATAAACAAGGTAAAGCAGTACCTACACATGATGCGGCATCGCCGGGTGCAATGACCTCAACTAATGCTGATAGGTATTATGGCTTATATCGTGCTAGTATGTTAATGGGACGTTACCCAGAAGCATTAGATGATATTGATTTAGAATCTGCTATGGGTAATAAAATGTTTATTGGCACATACACTCAAGAAGAAGCAGAAATGTACAAAGAAGCATGTAAGGCTATGGGCATACACGCAGAAGATATGATCAAAGGCCCTAGTAGTGAACCAGAAGATACAAACAAACAATCAACTATTCAACCATTTAAAGGATACCCTAGATGAAATGTAAATACTGTGGCTGTGCCTCACACTGTGGCCAGAGTTGCACTAACTGCTGGAACTGTCCAGACTGTCATTGTCATGATTGCGAAACAGATGTTACAGCAATAAACTACAACGACGACACTGACGCAAGAGATTAATAATGTTTGAATACAAAGTTTACATACAGAGAGTAGTTGACGGAGATACTGTTGACGTGGATATCGATTTAGGATTTGGCGTTATACTTAAAAAAGAACGTGTTAGAATCATGGGCATTGATACTCCGGAATCAAGAACAAGAGACAAAGTAGAAAAGAAGTTTGGTCTAGCAAGTAAAGCAAGACTAAAAGAAATACTAGGTAAAGAAGCAGTATTAGTATGCAAGGAATACGACGCTAAAGGTAAGTTTGGCCGTGTTTTAGGTGATTTTACTACAAATGATGGACGTATGGTAACAGACGTTCTAGTAGAGGAAGGTCATGCTGTAGCATACTTTGGCGGCTCAAAAGATGAAATACAGGCAAAACATCTTGTCAATAGAGAAAAACTATTACGAGAAGGTAAAGTTAAGTTATGAGATTTCAAGAAATTTTAGAAGCACATCCTAACAGCAAAGTCTATGACAAATGCTGGAAAGGTTATAAAAAAGTTCCTGGCAAAAAACGTGGTGAACCAGGTTCATGTGTTAAGGAAGAAAACCTAGATAATTGTAAACACGGCAAGTATTACTGCTCTACAGACAAAAAGTGGAAGTGTCGCCAAGGACCTAAACAATCACGCAGTTAGTACAGCATTCTAGTTGAACTAAAAAATCAGCATATCTAAAAAACCATATAAGTAATACAAACACTTATAAGGAAACAGCATGAAGTTCGACTCAGTAAAATTTAAACTCTATTATGATTTTGTTCTAACACAAGTCTATCCTGAACCAGAATCAGATTATCATAAAATCACTACACGAGAAATATATGATATTATGATTAAACCACTTAAACTTAAAAAGACAGCAAAAATATTAGATGTGGGCTGTGGTCCTGGCTACTTCTTGGATATTATGAAAGAAAACAAATATAAAAATGTTGTTGGGACTACAGGGTCACAAGAAGATATTACTATATGTGAAGACAAAGGACACACAGTACGCCAAGAAGATATTAGTTTCCTATCAGACAAAGATGAATCATTAGACTTTATATTTTGTAGACAAGTTTTAGAACACTCGCCATTTCCTTATATTACACTACTAGAGTACAATAGAGTTTTAAAACAAGGTGCTAAAATTTATATTGAAACACCACAACCTGGTTGCACAAGAAATCATGAAGGTAATCCAAATCATTATTCAATCTTAACAGATCGTATGTTAATGAACTTGATAGTTAGAGCAGGATTTGATATTGAAACATCAAACAATTTAGAATCAAATGCACTAGATAAAAAGACCAACGAAGAGTTTGTTGAGAGAAGTTACGGCATAGTAGCAGTTAAAAAACGACCAATCGACGTTAAATAATAGTATGAACATTGAAGAACTTAAACACTTAGCAGGTGTAAATAACACTCCTACAATGGGAGAAAATATAAGTCACACTGCCTCCGAGAAGTCTGCATACATGAAGAAGCATGGCATACAGCCAGGCACACCTGAGTGGTTTAAGTTGTGGTTTGCACAACCAAAGCTCACTGGTGAAAACCCAATGCCAAGGAAATAATATGGCTAAGTCATTAGACGGCGTATTAATTAAAAAAGCACACAAGAAACAAGAATTCACTAAACAACAGTTAGATGAGTTTAGGAAGTGTGTTGATCCTAAAACAGGCCCAATGTATTTTATGAGTAACTTCTTTACCATACAACATCCTGTGCATGGTAGCATGAAGTATTCTCCATACGAATATCAAGAACGTCTAATAGAAGCATATCACAACAACAGATTTAGTATATCAATGATGCCTAGGCAAACAGGTAAGTCAACATCAGCCGCGGGTTATTTGTTATGGTATGCTATGTTCAATTCAGATGCTACAGTACTAGTGGCCGCACACAAATATGCAGGTGCCCAAGAGATTATGCAACGTGTTCGTTATGCTTACGAAAGTTGCCCTGATCATATACGTGCAGGTGCTGTTAGTTATAACAAAGGCTCAATAGAATTTGACAACGGAAGTCGTATTGTAGCACAGACAACAACTGAAAACACTGGTCGAGGTATGTCTATATCAATGCTATACTGTGACGAGTTTGCTTTTGTGAGGCCTACTATTGCCCGTGAGTTCTGGACTTCAATATCGCCTACACTGACCACTGGTGGTAAAGCAATTATTACATCAACACCTAACTCAGATGAAGATCAATTTGCTCTATTATGGAAACAGGCCAACAAGTGTGAGGACTCACATGGTAATCCTACAGAATTGGGCGTCAACGGCTTTAAGGCATATAGATCATATTGGAATGAACATCCAGATAGAGATGAGAAGTGGGCAGAAGAAGAACGTGGCAAACTAGGTGATGAACGTTTCCGTCGTGAAATGGATTGTGAATTTATTATCAATGATGAAA